ATAGATAAAGAAATTTAGAATATAAATAATTAGACGGATTATGTTATGAATAATCAAATAAAGCAATCAAAATTACTCGAACCAGCAGATTCAATAACTAATGAAAAAAAGCAGTTGTCCGATTCTAAGGAAAATAAAATAGAAAACTAGAAGATAGCTAGCTCCCTTTAAGAAGCTATATTAGGCTGTTGATAAATATATTTTATCAACAGCTTTTTATTTTTGCTTATTTTGTTGCAAATTTAATAAGAGTTTTAAGAGATGTTCCTTGTAATTTTAAAAGTGATAGAAATGATTAGTTATTTGTGTGACACTATGGATGGCAAAAATGAATGATATAGTTACTTTCTATTCTTTGACGAATGGTAGTGCAAGCACACTTGAAGATAGGGAAATTATTACATAGTATCCTTTCAATTTTATATAGTTGAAATTGAAAGGAGGGATACTATGTCAAAAGAGCAGTTATTATTAGAGAAAATAGAAGAAGCTAGAACTTTAATGAACCAGCTAATAAGTGAAAGATCTCAGCTCATTGATGAGGATCTTGTACTATTAAGTCAAAAGTTAGACAATTTGCTTAATGAGTACAACAAATTTTTAAGACAGAATCACTAAGTATTAGCACACTAAAGAAGAAAAGTATTAGATTTTTTAATGCTTAAGTTATTCAAAGGGCCCCAGGTAGAAATACCTGGGGTTTTTCTAAAGTTTAAATAAGTCTTCTTTCTCTAAATACATATTTAGGTTCCGTTTGAATCTTACATAGTCTTTTAACTATATGACCTTTATATCTTACAGTACAAGTACCACAAACTCCTTCACCACAACACATTTTTGCATTATTAGAACTAGATATTGGCACTTTCCCATCTAAAAATTCTACAAGTTTATATATTATAATATCTTGAGCAGAACAATGAATTATATTAATATCTTCTTTATCTAGGATTTCTTTTAATTTGTCTTTTAATTCCTCTGTAAGCTCACCAGCTTTTAAAGTATTTAATTCTATAACCTCTGCATTGTATAATTCTAAGTAATTTTTTATCAATATATTTTCATAACCAGAATTATCTATTATAGCTATTATCTTATTTCCGTTAGAGTATAATTTTTTCATAACAGGAACTAAAGGCGCTTGACCTATGCCTCTTGATATTAAAAGGCTAGTTCCATCTTTTGTCATATAAACATTTTTGAGACCTAAGACCCCATTCCAGAAAGGACCCCTTACCCAAATATCATCATTTTTATTTAAACTAGCTATAGTCTTAGTCTTTACACCTCTAATTTCAATAGCGACCTTAATAAAGTTTTCTTCTGTATCTACATCCATAATAGAAATAGGAGCATCATAAAAACCAGAGTCATTTTTGTTTCTTAAAAATACAAAACTGCCTGGATAAACCAACTGTTGACACAATTTATGGCTCAATGATATGGTTAGCACTATGGTTTTATCCTCTATGTTATCCTTTTTTATAATTTTACCTAAGTAAGTTTCTCTTTCCTCTTTAGCTTTTTTCCCGTTCCAAATAAATTCTTGATATATACAAACACCCTTCCAATTTATACAATCACAAAATTTTTTGCCAGATAACTGAGAACATAATATACAATCTCCTGTTTCAGCTAAATGACAAGGGCATGTTTCCTATGTTAAAGTACGATAATTTGGATTCTTTTGGAAAGAGGGGTTCTATTTTTTTTTAGAACCTATTAAGTTAATTTTAAACTCTCCAGAATCGCCATTCCACTCAACACTTTCTAAAGCACTTTTTAAAAGATTTCTTTTTTCTATAGGATCTGTAATATCATCTATTTTTTTATTGAAGTTTTCTAATATTTTTATATATATTTCTGTGTCTAAGGTAGCTTTAGTCACTTCATTAATTTTTAAAGTTTCATTAGAAAGTTGTAACTTAATATCATTAATTTCCTTGTTAATGTTAGTTACTTCACTTAAAATTATATTGGAGACATTTTCATCATCAACAAGGGAAAGCTTTTTCACAAGGTTGGAAACAGCTTTCTCTTTTTCTTTTAGCTTACTCTCTAATATTTCAATATTATCTGTATCAGCTTTTTCATTTTTAATTAAAGCTTCTTTAAGATTTTTTATAAGTAATTCTTTATTATACAATTTAAGTTGAGTTATAACAGCAGAGTCTGCTTCATCTGTTCTGACATTTTTATTGTCACATTTATGGCCATAAGAATTATCTTTTTTACCACATACATAATAACTATAGGTAGTTCCAGGATTTTTTTTGCTTTTGTGCCCAGTTTTTATAAGAAGATTGCTACCGCATTTTGCGCATTTTATAATTCCAGAAAGTAAACCTGTAGATGTAGTACCTTGTCTTCCAGAACTTTTAATTTGTTTTTCAGATTGTTGTTGTAATTGTTGTTGGATTTGTAACCATTTATTATCATCAATAATGCCTTTATGCTTTCCAACTGCAGCGATCCATTCTGATTTATCTCTTTCTATTCTTATTTCTTTAGTTTTATTAAAGGTTAACATTCCATTACCGTTGGGAATCCCAAAGACATTTATATTTTGTGATTCTAAATACTTAAATATATTATCGGAACTTTTTACATAGATAGGAGAAGTAAGCAATTGTTTAAGTGTATTTGTAGAGAAATCACCACCATTTTTACCTCTTAAACTGTTTTCTAAACAATATTTTCTTACTTGGCTCATACTACCCATTTCTAAATATTTATCGTATATAAGTTTAACAATTTTTATTTCCTCTTTATTTGGGGTTAGTTTCATCATTTGACGTTCTTTACCCATATCATCAATATAAATTTCTCTTTTAGAATCAAATCCTAAAGGACATTGACCACCAAGCCATCTGCCTTTTTTAGCTATTTGTATCATCCCAGATTTAACTCTTTCGGCAAGTCTTTCTCTTTCCATTTGTGCCATAGCTGCCAATATAGAAATCATAAATCTACCAGCAGATGTTGTAGTATCGTATGGTTCAGTAGCACTAAGATATACAATACCCAAATTATCTAATTCATATAGAAAGTTATGTAGATCTCTTGCAGTTCTCCCTATACGATCTAGTTTATAAGTTATTACATAATCTATTTTTTTACTTTTAATTAGATTTACCATATTAGTAAAGTCAGGTCTATCTGTAGTTTTACCACTCCAACCTTCGTCTTTAAATGTTCTAATCTCATAATCTTCATTAGCAAATTTATAATCTATAAATCTTTTGCAAGTATCTACTTGTGCTCCTATAGAATCGCCTTTACCTGTAAAAAGAGATTTACGAGCATATATAGCTATTGTTTTCATAAGTAATCACCTCATATACAATTTTATATTTATTAACTTAAAAGGTAAATATGCAAAATAAGGTATAAAATAAAAGCCCATAAAATATGAGCTTTTATGCAGATTCTACTTCTTCAGATTGTTCTAATTTTAAAGTTTGCCTATATTCTTCTGCTTTTGCTAACTTGGTAAATTTAACTACTGCATTATGATTTTTCTTAACTTCATGTTCAATTTTATCTAGTGGAAGTCTGAAAAATTCTTTTCTAAGATTGATTTTATTTACACTATATTTTTCAAAAATTTTATGTAATGAATTTTCTAGCGTAGGAGCATCTTCACTAAATATCATAGCGTGGACGTCAAATGAAAATGGTACTGATGCACTACTTAATTCCGAAATTCTTTCTATTGGGTTAAGTCTTCTAGTCATACCTATTTTATAAACATTTTCACCAAAAGAACCTATATTAGAAATTATATATACGTATCCAGCACGAGTATTTTGTTCCCTATTAAGTATATCCTTTTTATTTTCTTCTATTTCTTTTATTTTATTTTCTAATTCTTCAAGTTTTTTTAGTAAATTTTCTTTTTCAGTATCATTAGCATTTTTAAGTTTATTTTTAACATCAGCAAGAGCGTTGGTAAAATGAGTTTCTTCTTTTTCAATTTTTTTCTTAGCTATTTCAATTTCTTTTAGAACTTTAGCTTCTTCACGCATATGTTCTTTAAGTGCTTTTTGTTCTTCTTTTTCTTCTTGTTTTTTAACTTCATATTCAAATGCTAGCTGAAGCTCTTCTATTTTAAGTTTTAAGTAATCGCTATGTATAGATACTGCAAATAATGATGAAAGTTTGTTTATTTGGTTAAAAGAAGATTCTATACGGTTTCTTATATTAGTTATATTGTTACTATTTATTTTTGAAAGAGCTGCATCACATTCATTATTAAATGCTCTTAATACAAGTTTACTAATAGAGTTAACAAATTTATTTCGAGTTGATTTGTTTAATTCTAATGTTTCAATAAACTCACTTAAATTTATTATTATTGCATTTCCATTTTTAATGTAATCAGCTTGCTTTTTTTGAATCTCTTTAAGTTTTACACTGTATTCTTCTGATATTTCAAAGTCATATTGTTTTTTAAATACACCTACTTCATAAGTAGTTAATTCTTTTTCTAAATCTTTATATGATTTGAAATTTTTCATAATATTAAATTGTTCTTCATATTGTTTGATTTTATCCTCTTTTTTATTAATAATCATATTTGTGTCTTTAAGCTTAGACTGAATTGTTTCAAGTTTTAAATTTAATGAATTGTCTTCAGCTTGCTTGTCTAGAATTTTATTATCTAATTCATTTAATTTATTTTGCGCATCTTTAATTTTGTTATTAGTAGTTTCTTCTAATTGTTTTTCCATTTTTTTATTATAATGAATTTTCATTATAATTATAATAACGCATAGTATTGATAATGGCTGAAAAAATATAGAAAGGATTGCAAGCATTAATAAAAGTCCTTCCTCAGTATAAAATGGTTTTTTCATATATAAACCTCCTTGTAAATAGTATATAGTATATAATACCATAAATTACATATTAAATCTAATTTCGATAAATAAGTAAATTTATTTTAATGGACAGGTGCTCAAAGGCTCTCTTAATGGTCGAATGTTACATAATTAGACTTATTTCAACATTATACATAAATAGAAAATATTTCTGAGATGATTAAAAAATAATCAAACTTTAAATTTAAGTTTGAGAAGTTCTAATGGAATATTTTCAATAACAGCAATTTGTTCTAATGTATATCCAATATATTGATTTAAGATTTTATCTTGGAGTAAGAGTTCAATAGCAAACATATTAGCTTCTTTTTCATATCTATTTTTAACACAGAAAGTGTTTTCTTCTAAAAAAACTATATTAAGTTTGCTATGTAAAATAGCATGTCCTAATTCATGTGATGCAACAATAAGTTGATTATGCTCATCTAATTTACTATTGATATAAATTATCCTATTTCTTTTAAAGTATTGGTAAAAGCCATTAATATTATCATCTAATGGCTCTTTTATAACTATAATTCCCAATTCATCAGCTATTTCAAAAGCATTATGTGTATTATATTTTTTTATAAGTTTATTAACCTGATTTTTTATAATTTTATTCAATGCATATACCTCCCATGATTTGACCATTAGTCCTATTATTCAGGAGTTATTCATTTTTCTTATATTTATTAGGAGTATATTTTTTATTTCTTTGTTTGGCTATTTCCATGCCAACTTTCATAGCATCTAATATACTTTGTATGGCTTCTGGTGTGGCAAGTTCACCATTTAGCATTAGACCTTCTGCATTTCCTAATTTTTCTTTTGTTTCATCTAGTATTTTTTCTATTTCTTTTTCATCTTTTTTTGTTAACTTACCATTATCTGAAGTATAATTCAGATATCCAGCCATTTTCATAAGATATTCATAAGGTGTATTATATGCATTACTGATTAACTGTAAGGTTTCAGGAGTAGGCTTAATAGGAGCGTTATTTCTAGGATCAATTCCTTTTTCTAAAGTACTTAAGTAAGAATGACTTATACCTATTAATTTAGAAGCATTTCTTAAGCTTAATTTTAATTCTTTTCTTTTATTTATTAAAAAAGCCTGTAAATCATTCATTTTAACACCTCCTCAATACTATTGTAATGCAAACATTACAAAATTAAAATGAAATTTTAAAAATATATGTATAACTTGCTTGACAATATGTAATACTAGTATTACAATAATAAATGTAAGGAGGTGGACTTCATGAAGAACAAACTAAAAAAATTACGACTTCAATTCGGTTTAACACAAGGGGAATTAGCACAAAAACTCAAAGTAGCAAGGCCTACTATTTCTAATATAGAAAGAGAAATATATACTCCTAGTGGTTCGTTGATGATACGTATAGCTAATTTTTTTGGAAAACCAGCAGAACAAATTTTTTTTGAAGATAGTGTAATGCAAGAAGAACAAAAGATTATTTAACTATAGTTTATGTAGTTCTTAAAAAATTACTTTAGTAAAAGGGAGGATGTAGGGTGAGTAACTTACAGATTTTTAAAAATCAACAACTTATAGCACTTAATCAAAATAAAAATGGAGAAGTGATAATAAGTGGTAGAGAATTACATGAGTTTTTAGAAATAGGAACTCAATATACAAAGTGGTTCGAAAGAATGAAAGAATATGGTTTTGTTGAAAATCAGGACTTTGCAACTATTAGTCAAAAAAGACTAACAGCTCAAGGTAATGAAACGACTTATACAGATCATGCCATAAAATTAGACATGGCAAAAGAGCTTGCAATGATACAAAGAAATGAAAAAGGAAAGCAAGCAAGACAGTATTTTATAGTGGTAGAGAAAGCATGGAATAGCCCTGAAATGATAATGAAAAGAGCGCTAGAAATTGCTAATAGAAATGTACAAAATTTAAAACTAGAAAATGAAGAACAAAAGCAGCAGCTTAAAAAGCAAAAACCCAAAATACTATTTGCAGATGCAGTATCAGTTGCACATACATCAATTCTAGTAGGAGATTTAGCAAAATTAATTAAGCAAAATGGTATAGATATAGGAGCTAAAAGATTATTTGCTTGGTTAAGGGAAAACGGATACTTAATTAGAAGAAAAGGAACAGATTATAATATGCCAACTCAATATAGTATGGACTTAGGATTATTTGAAGTTAAGGAAACATCTATTACACATTCAGATGGGCATATAAGTATAAGTAAGACTCCAAAAATTACTGGGAAAGGCCAGATATATTTTATAAATAAGTTTGTAGAAAAACAAACTAAAAGCGAGATAGCTTGTACTAAATAGGAGGTAACAGTATGGAAGATATAAAGGTAACTGTTACACAAGAGAAAAGAGAAGAAACAATAGATAAGATATTAGATCTTGTAGAAAAAGAATTTAAAGGTATAGATGTTACAGCAGTATTTACTAAAAAGCTGTTAGAGGACACTGTAAGAACTTTAGAAAACAGATGTATGGAAACATCACTTAGATTTATAAATAAAGGGGTAAATGAGGGGCACTAAACCAATAGGAGGAAAATGAAATGTTAGAAAATATGAATGAGTTTAGATGTCCAAAATGCCAAAAATTGTTATTTAAATATAAATTAAAAGGAGAATTAAATCTAGAAATTAAGTGCACAAGATGTAGAACATTTACTAATACAGCACTAAATAAAAATAACTTTAACAAATAGGTACGATTTTTCATAAGATGAATAATAACTAAGTAAAGATAGGAGGAGAACTATGGCCAAAATTAAAAAAATTATAGTGAACTATCCAGAAGACCCAAAAGTAATGGAAGAAATACAAGATGAAGCTATGAAAATATTAGCTAGAGCCTTAGTTAAAAAACATCCTCCAGAGGTTATAGAAGAAATTATAAAAAAACTAGAAGAGAGATAACAAAATTCATGGCAAAAGGTACAGAAATTAAAAAAGTAACTATTAAAATCCCAGAAGATACAACAATAGAAGAAGTAGAAAGAAAAGCTTGTGCTGCTTATGCCAAGATTCTGTCAGAAATGTATCATCCGGAGGTTATAGAAAAAATTATAGAAGGATTAGAAAAAGAACCATAGATAAGCAAGGCTGAAAAGCCTTTTTAAAAAATTTTACTACAGCAAAAATGCATATACTTCTCTAATCTATGTATATGCTAGAACATTGTAAATAGTACCAAAATGAATAATTAGGAGGAATTGTAATGGCCAAATTATATAAGTTAACTCAAAATTATAACAATCTTTTAGATTTAGTAGACAATCCAGAAGTAGCAAAAGAAGTCCTAGAAGAAAGTTTAAATCAAATACATGAGGAAATGGATATAAAACTAGAAAATGTAGCTAAAGTAATTAAATCTATAGAAGTGGATGCTAAAGGTTTAAAAGAAGAAGAGAAGAGGCTAGCAGATAGAAGAAAGTCTCTAGAAAACAGAATAGTAAATTTAAAAGAGTATGCTGAAAATTCTATGAGAGCCACAGGCATTACAAAAATAAAAGGTAAGGTATTTACATTAGGTATACAGAAAAATACCCCTAGAGTTGAGATAACAGAAGAAGAAAGCATACCAGAAGAGTATTTTGAAATTGAAAAGAAGTTAGTTAAAAAAGATATATTAGCTGCACTTAAAGAAGGAAAAGAAGTTCCAGGGGCAGCTATAAAACAAACAGAAAGTTTAAGAATTAGATAGGAGGAAAAACAATGGAAAATCAATTAGAAATAGTTAAGAATAATCAAGTTACTAGTCTTATAGATAGTGTAGATATAAGCACTATACAGGGAACTATGCAAAAGATAGCAACATTTCAAGCAGTAATTCAAAAAATTTAAAAGATGGTCACGACTTTGGAGTAGTTGCAGGAGCAGGGAGTAAATCAACACTTTTAAAGCCAGGTGGAGAAAAAATTTGTATGATGTTTGGACTTAATCCTGAGTATGAGTTTTTAGAAAGAACAGAGGATTATAAAGATGGATTCTTCGCCTATAACATTAAATGTACTCTATACAGAAATGGCAATCCAGTAAGCCAAGGAGTTGGAAATTGCAATAGCATGGAAAAGAAATATAGATATATAAATGTTGATGCAGTACCAGATGGGATAGATCCTAGTACAGTAGAAAAAGTAACAACTAGGTATGGAACAGTTAAATATAAAATACCAAATCCACATATAGCAGACTTAGTAAATACAATTTTAAAGATGGCTAAAAAAAGAGCGTTTATAGATGCAGTGTTACAGGTAGCAAGCTTAAGTGATGTATTTACACAGGACCTAGAGGAAATGCAAGAGTTTTTACAACAAGAGCATGTACAAAATATTGATGAAAATAGTGCTGGGAACATTAAAATAAATTTTGGTAAAAATAAAGGCAAAACTTTAGGCCAGATAATGAAAGAAACTCCTGACTATATAGATTGGCTTATGAAAAATGCTAAAGACCAGGTAATACAAAAAGCTTGCAAAATATTAGTAGATAAAGGATTAAGTAAAAAAGAAGATACACCAGAAACAAAAGAAGAAGATTTACCACCATTCCTACAAGACCAGGAGGTATAGTTATGGATAAAAGCGATAAAGATGCATTAATATATCGTTTAAATTGGGTTTTAAAATATGCTGAAGAAGGAAAGATAGAGAACATAAAAAATGAAGTGGAAAGCCTTATAGATGAAATAAATCACTATGACTTAGTAGTTCCATTTTAGAAAGGAGGTTAGAGTGTGGATAATTCTTTTAAAACTTTAATACAAAGTATAAATGCACAACTGGCTATACTAAATAAAAATGGATATGCAATATATGATGCTGATAATCCAGAATACTTTATAAGTAGTGTAAAATATGACAGCGATAGTGATGAAGTTGTATTTGAGACTATGGAAGATAAAAGCAAATAGGTGCTCTGCAAAGCACCCACTTGATTAATGTTTCTATAAAAATTGGATAAGAGCTCTGCAAAGCTCTTGTCCCCATTATACAACATGAATACGAACTATTTCAATATTAGTATATGGACAAAAGTAAAAAAATATACATTGGGGGATAGCAAAATGAAAAGAAGAGAAGTTTTATATCACATAGATTTAATGCTAGAAAGAAATATAGGAGAGGATAAAAAGGCTTTAAATGTAGCTAAAAAATCCATTTTAAAAGAGTATAGATTTAAGTTTTGGGCTAATGTAATTTTACTTATAGCAACAGTAATAATGTTTGGGAGTTTTGCAGTAATGTATTACTTTATTTATAGATAAAACAAAAGAAAGGGTTGATACAATGGCAGAAGTTAAGTGGATAAAGATAACGACCAATATGTTTGATGATGAAAAAATAAAGTTAATAGATGCCATGCCAGAAAGAGATACAATTCATTATATTTGGATAAGGCTTTTAGTTCAGGCAGGAAAAACAAATGCGAATGGGTACATTTTTTTAAATGAGAATGTTCCATATACAGAAGAAATGTTAAGTACTATTTTTAATAGGCCATTAAATAGTGTAAGACTTGCATTAAAAACACTTATGGACTTTGGAATGATAGAAATACAAGAGGATAAATTAATAAAAATAACCAACTGGTCAAAGCATCAAAATATAGAAGGAATGGAGAAAGTAAGGGAACAAAATAGGCTTAGGAAACAAAAGCAAAGAGCTAAAGAAAAGAAATTGTTGCAAGCTGCTAAAGATGAAACTTGTGGAGTTAAAATGGGTAGTCACAGTATGTCACGTGACAGTCACGCTATAGAAGAAGAAGTAGAAGTAGATATAGAAGAAGATATAGATATAGATAAAGAAGTAGTAGAAGAAGATAAAGAAGAAACAACTACCGCTGATGCTAAAAAATTTTCAGATGTAATTAATGTTTTTGAAAATAATGTACACCCAATAACACCTATAGAATTGGAGAAACTACAAGATTGGTCACAAGATGTTAGTAATGAAGTTATAATCATGGCCATTGAGGAATCGGTTGAATACAATGCAAGAACAATGAAATATATTAATAAGATTCTTAATAACTGGTTTTCTAAGGGGTTAAAAACATTAAAAGCAGTTAATGCATATAAAAGAGATTGGGCAGATAAGAAGAAAGGAGTTAAATCTAATGGATCAAATAAAGGAAATAATAAAAGACCAGAAGATGAAGGAATTGGGTTTATTGTATAAAGATAAAATTGAAGAGATACCTAATTGTGAAATATGTGGAGAACCTACTGGAGCATTAGTTAAAACAGCATTTGGTTATATATTAGGTCCAAGAGCATGTAAATGTAAAAGAGATAAGCTTAAGGCTATGGAGATAGAAGAAAGAAATAAAGAAAAGCAAATAAGACTACAAAGAGTTTTGAAAAATAGTATGACGAATAAAAAATTCAGAGAATCTAATTTTGAAAATTGGAATCACAACTTAGGAAATGAAAAATTGTTTAGATTAGGCAATAACTATGTGAATAATTTTAAGAAAATGAAAGAGGAAAATCAAGGAATGTTGATTTATGGAAATCCAGGAAACGGAAAAACTTATTTTTCAGCAGCTATAGCAAATGAATTATTAAATAAGTTAATACCAGTAATATGTGTAGGAGCTATAGCTTTAGTTGAAAGAATAAGCGAAAGTAAAAGAAATTGGGGAGACGAAGGAATATTTACAGTGCTAAATAGTTTGGAAAATGCAGATTTATTAATTATAGATGATTTGGGAACTGAGCCAGATAATAAATGGACCAGATCTATGATATATCAAATTATTGAAAAGAGAAATAGTACAGCATTACCAGTTATTATAACAACAAACATAAGCATAGACGAATTAAAAGAAAGATATGATTACAGAACTTATAGCAGACTAGGTGAAATGTGTAGCTTTATAAGGAACACAGGAACAGATATAAGGAAATTTCAAGGTAAGCAGAAAACAGAAAATTTTTTAAAAGAAATATTAAGTTAAAGAGGGAAGGTGAAGAAGTGGAAAGTAAAGAGATTATAGAAAAAATAAAAATACTATATAATAAAGGACTTACACAAAAACAAGTTGGGAAAAAATTAAATATCACTCAAAGTAAAGTATCTTACTTGATGAAAAAATACAATATAAAATCAAGAAATAGTGTATGGACACAAGAGGAAGAAGAATATTTACAGAGACGCTATGGTAAGACAACACTTAAATCTATATCAAAGAAATTAAACAGAAGTGAAAATGCTATAGAAATTAAAGCTTGTAGATTAGGACTTTCTAGTGCATTAGAAGCTACAGGAGAATTAACAGCAGCAGAAATTGCAAATGTGTTTAAAATAGATGCTCATGTAGTTGTTGATAGATGGATAAAAAATAAGGGGTTAAAAGCACAATATAAGGCAGTTAAATTCACAAGAAAGTTTTGGAGAATAAAAATAGAAGATTTTTGGAAATGGGCTGAGGATAATAAAGAAATAATTAATTTTTCTAAGTTAGAAAGAAACATATTAGGAAAAGAACCTAGCTGGGTAAACATAGAAAGGAAAAAAGATTTCAAAGAAAAGCCTAAAAGACAACATCAATTTTGGAATGAATTAGAGGATAGAAAATTAAAAAACTTATGGAAAAGTTCAAAAAGTATAAAAGAAATAGCAGAAATTTTAAATAGGAGTTCAAGTAGTGTTAGACATAGATCAAAAAGATTAGGTTTAAAACCCTATAAAAAAGTAAATATACCTTGGACAGATGAAGAAGTAAACACAATAATAAAAATGAAAAAAGATAGAGCATTAGATAGAGAAATAGCTTGGGAGTTAGGAAGAAGCACAGGGAATATATCTTGGAAGAGAAAAGAACTTATAAATCTAGGAAAATTAAATTGGCAATACAGGAGGGAAGCTTAAATATGATATCTATATTAGTTAAAGGTCTAGAAACTAAAGCTGCTAAAGAAGCAGAAGAACTTAGAGAAGAGAATGCAATTATAAAGTTTCTTCTAAAGGAGTATGTAAAGAAAACAATAGACTATAAACAATTACTAGAAGAAAGATTAGAGTTATTAGACAGGTACCAGGAAGAAGTAGAAAATTTAGGACTACGAACAGATATGTGGATAGATGAAGTGACCAAGCAGTATTTTATAATTGGAGATTTGGACAAGGCTCTAAATCTAACAGGAAGAGAAATAATGCTATATGAATTAAATAAAAATAAGGGAGAGATGTAATTATGAAAAATATAGGAATAGTAAGAAAGATAGATCCATTAGGAAGAATAGTTTTACCAAAGGAACTTAGAAAGGCTTTAAACATTAAGGACAATGAAACGCCATTAGAAATTTACACAGAAGGAGAAGAAATAATTCTAAAAAAATATGAACCAGCGTGTATATTTTGTGGAGAAGCTAAAGAGGTTATAAACTTCAAAGGTAAAAATATTTGTAAAATCTGTTTAAAGGAGTTGGGGAAATAGTGAATCTAAGAGATCTTTTAAAGAAACAGGAAGAACTTGATGGAATAATTTTAGAAAGAGCAGGAATAAAAAAGTATCCATATGAAAGCATGAAACTAGCTTTATTGGTTGAACTTGGGGAGTTAGCAAATGAAGTACAGAGTTTTAAGCATTGGAAACAACATAAAGAAATAAATAGAGAAAAGGTTCTAGAGGAATTTTCAGATTGTTTACACTTTGCTCTTAGCTTAGAAAATCAATTAAATCAATTTCCAGATGAATTTTTAGATAACTTTTCAATAGCCATATCAATATATAAAAGAAGTAATAAAGAAATTAACGAAGGATTTTTACAAGTGTATAAATTTGTGTTACAAGGATACTCAATATTGTTATCAGTAATAGGGTTAGGATTACGCTTAGGAATAACATTAGAAGAAATGGAACAGGCTTATTTAAAGAAACATGAGACGAATATTAAAAGACAGCAGAAAGGCTATTAATTAAATAAATATTGAAAAGAAGGTATTAATTATGGATGTAAAAACGTTATTGCCTATAATGAGAAAATATGAGAAGTGCCCTAAATGTGGAAATAATAAGATTGGTAATGGTGAGGGTGGAATAATAATCGAAGATGATACTTATACAAGAACTTGTAAATGTGGATTCAAAATAACAATAAATGAGGATGGTAAAGAACAAAGATAGACCATATAAGTATGGAAAAGCATTTTAAAGGAGAGAGCATTATGAAAAATACACTTGGTGATTTAAATAATCATCTATTCATGCAACTTGAGAGATTGGGAGAGGAAGATCTAAAGGGAGATGCACTTGCAGAAGAAATCAATAGAGCTAAGGCCGTTACTTCTGTAGCTAGTCAAATTATATCAAATGGTTCTTTGGTTATTGAAGCAGCTAAAGTGTTTGAGAATAACGATAAACTTAATGCTGATCTAAAGAAACCTAAAATGTTGGAGGGTTAAAGATGGCCTATCAATATACAAAAGAACAAATTAAATTTATAACTAAGAATGTTAAAGGTAGAAGTAATAGAGAATTAACAGAAATGTTTAATAATAACTTTGGATTAGATTTAAAAATTTCACAAATAAAATCATTTAAAAAAAATCATAAATTAGATAGCGGCTTAGACGGTAGATTTAAACCAGGACACATACCATTCAACAAGGGCATAAAAGGTGTATATGCCAAGGGGTGTGAAAAAACATGGTTTAAGAAAGGTAGCACTCCAATAAATCATAGACCGGTGGGAAGTGAAAGAATAACAGTAGATGGATATACAGAAATTAAAGTAGAAGAGCCGAATAAATGGAGGCTAAAGCAGCAGTTGATTTGGGAAAAATACAATGGACCAGTTCCGAAAGGATATGTTGTTATTTTTGGTGATGGTAATCAACATAATTTTAATCCTGATAATATTATTCTGGTATCAAGACAGCAGTTATTGATACTGAACAGAAATAAACTAATACAAAAAGATGCTGATTTAACAAGAACTGCAATTATTATAGCAGACTTGCATCAAAAAATAAGCCAAAGAAAAGCAAAATAATAAAGTGCAGAAGTAGCTAATTAATACTTTAGGTACGGGCTAACTTTGGACATGCTTATACTTATTGTGTACTAGAGTATTAATACTATAATACGAGGTGTTTTTATGGAAATAAGCAAAGAGGAGTTTGTAAAAAACATATTAAAAGCACAAGCAAAAAGAAGACGTAGGAGAGAACAGGAGTATAAGGCAACGGTAATTGAGTGCAGAAAGAAGAGCAGCAAAAGGCACATTAGATTGGAGGGACAGAGGTGAATAGGAGCAAATATGGAGCTAAGAAAATTGTTATAGATGGAATTACTTTTGATAGTAAGGATGAAGGAAAATATTATGAGTATCTTAAAAAACTTAAATCCCAAGAAAAGATTTTAAATTTTGAGTTACAGCCTAAGTATGAATTACAACCAGGATTTAAGAAGAATGGAAAGACATATAGAGCTATCACATATGCACCAGATTTTTTAATATACCATTTAGACGGTACAGAAGAATTAATAGATGTTAAGGGTATGAGTACCCAGCAAGGAGAAATGAGGAGAAAAATGTTTGATTACAAATATCCAGATCTAAAACTTACATGGGTAGCAAGATCCTTAAAATATAGTTCAATTGGATGGATAGAGTATGACAAATTAAAAAAGATTAGAAGGGAGAATAAAAAATGCAAGAGATAAAAGAAATAAAGGATTTATCAAAACAAGTATTGGCAGTAGATATAGAAAGTCCAATATTCAAAAATATGATGGATACACTAAATGGAAAAATAATAGAGGTAATAAAAAATGTTTACAATGAAGAATTCGAGAGCGGAGATATAGCTTTAAAAATGACTTTATCAGTTCCTAAAACTATAAAAGAAATACCTGCGCAAAATGAATTTGGTGACCCTATAGTAAAGACAATAAAATATAAAGCACTGCAGTTTAAACATAATATAACTTCTACATTAAAAAAAGTAGATAAAGATGAAGATTACTATTATGGAGATAAAGAACTAAAAAAAGATGAAGAAGGTAATTTCATAGAAGAGCCTATACAGAATCCACAAGTTACTATGTTTGATTAATGAGCTAAAGGAAGTGTAGTAATTGAACAGAGCAGATAAAAGAAGGCAAGTAAGAGAAATTGATAAGATGATGAAATCTATACAAAGCCTAACACCTACACAAGTAAAAGCAATGAATTATGTAACTAATGAAAAGGTAACAGCAGTTTTAGTAAGTTATCAAAGGGTTATAAATGCTTCATTGGTTGAGTATGGACTTAACTATAGTGAAATAGAAAAAATATTCAATATGGCGACAGATTTTATGAAAGAGGAAGATGAAAAATCTTATAAGTTAAATGAAGAATTAAAAAGGAGTGGAAATATACAAATGGCAAAGAACAAAATTGAAAAAGGTGTATTAGACTTAATAAATTCAATGTTAGATGGTGGAAAGAAGAAAAATGAAATTATAGAAGAAACCCTATTTAAATTTCCTAATATGAGTAAAGCGATGATAATAAATGCTTATCAAGAGGCGAAGGAACAGAGAAAAACAGAAAGAGCAGCAAATAAAATAATGGATATTATAGAGGGTGAAAATGAAACAAAGGATAAAAAAGAAAAATTAAAAGAATGGGATAAAAAATATAATCCTAATGGTAAATTAGCAGCAGAAGTAAAAGAAATAGAAAAAGCAGAAAAAGTTATAAAAGAAGATAAAGAAGTTAAGGAGGACAAACCCATGGGAAATAAATTAAAAGTACTGTCTATGACAGCAGAAGGAGAGAACGGAAAATATAAAGTTTGTGAAAAAGGTGTAGAGTTGCAGAATAAAGGTTTAACAATGTTCTTTGAAAATATAGAACAGCTAGAAAACTTTACAGAAGAGTACAAGCAAGTTTTTGAAATGGTTAAATAGGTATGGCTATGATAATAGAAAAAAGGGGAACGGACTTTGATAGTCTGTTTCCTGAAGATGTAAATCAATATTATGATATAGCCAATAAGTTTTTAAACCTAAGTACTGAGGACCATTTAACCGCATTTGAAATAAGTAAAAGAGCATGGGTCCTTTCAGATAGATGGGCAAATATAGCATCTAATGCTGGAAAGTTAGCATTAAAAGAAAAGTTTAATAAGACCGATTTAAAAGATTACTGCTATCGGAAATATAGGCAGATGCAGTATATTCACGAGTTTACTAGAATGCTATGGAACAAAGGAGAACAGGGTCAAAGAGAAAAGAGAGTCGGAATATGAAATTATTGTGAAGTTGTGAGGTTAATAAATGTATAAAAAATATATAGCCAAAAAGAAATTAAAAAATATTTGTCAATATTGTGGGCGTTCATTTAATAAAGGTGATTTGTATTATAAAGAAAGGGTAGTCGTAGAGTGTTGGGATTCAGGTCATATCTATGGCTACAATAATTATATATGTTCTAAATGTAAATATAAAGAAGAGCAACACATTAAAAGATTTGAGCAATTTAAAAAAAATTGTAATCATCCTGATGATTTTATAACAACTCAATATGATTATTGGCAACCTCTGTATGATTACTGTAGATTGTGTGGAAAAACTTTATAGGGAGTGAATAATATGAATTTAGAAAGGGGGATAAAATGTTAGTTGAAAAATTTAGAGAGGATGATTTATTTTGTCCAAAGTGTCATTGTCCACAAGAAGAAATTAATAAAATCAATAAAATTGAAGGCATTTATAGATGTGAATTTTGTGGAACAATATTCCACTATAGTTACAATAAATCAAACAATGAATGGTCAAGTTTTGAGAAAAAATAATTCACAATTCAAAGATAATAAGCAATTTGAAATTTATGCGGCACGAAGGAAGGTGAATTTATAAGTGGATAAAAGAAAAGAGAAAATAGCAAAGAAAATTATTAAATTTAGGTGTCTTAACTCAAAAGTCTATAAATTGGATAAATATTTAAAGATTATAAAAGTAAAAATAAATAAATTAGAGTTTATTGAATCTATAAATGAAGGTAAGCGTTACAAGGTTAATTATGAACGTGGATTGAATATGTGGAATCCTTTTTCATGGATAACAATAATAGTAGCTTTTTTCATGGTTCTAAGTGAATATATGGGCGAGATAATGGATGACTTAAAAACACTTAAAACTGAGAATTTAACAGAAACAATTAAAATTAAAGATTACAGATTTAAAGGAGAATAGCAAATGGTAGACGTGAAAGCTTTAAAAATGTGGAGTATGAGTATATCAATGTTAGGTGGGAAATCACCAAAAATAAAATATTTATGCGGAAAGTGTGGTTCATATAATACGACTAGAATATCACTAGATGCAGTAAATGCAGGAAACCCTTATGTAGTATGTGCATATTGTGGGGAAATCAATAATACTAAACTAACATTAGGTTAGTTGATAATTTGAAATTAATATGTTTTAACTTAAAGGAAGAAAACTAGAAGTTATGCGACTTAAAAATGAATTAATAGGGGGAATCTAAAAATGTGTGAGAATTGTAAAAAGTATACTGTTAGTTGTAGAATTCTCGAGGGGTTTGAATGTTGTAAATGTTGTGGAATAACAGAATGTGAATATGATATATGCCCACCAGAAGAAAAGATAATAAAAGGAAAAGAAAGAACTGTTTATGAATTTAATACTCTATCTGATTTATCATGGGAGATTAACAACGTTAATAATGCAAAAAATGCTTTTATAGAAGATAGGTATGATAAATACTATCACAGGAGAGTAGGTACAACACAAGAGAAATTAAGAAAGCTTAGGAAAGAGATAAAAACTGATACTAAATTAAGCAATCAAGTTAGAAGTGAATGTTTGGAACGTATAAGATGTGCTTTAATTTCATGTGAAGATTTATATTTTTATATTAAAGTTAAATGTGATAAAGATAAAAGTAAGTTAAAGAAGACAACGTTCAATTATATTAAGAAATACTTAAATAGGTTTAGTGCTAAAGCAATAGGTAAAAATAAGATACTTTGTAGAGAAGAAAAGGTACAACTACTTACTAAAAAAGGAATAGAAAATCCTTTACTACTTATTGAATAGTGTCGTAATACAAAAAAATTGTATTTTAGAAAGAGGATAAAAAGTTGGATAAAAAAATAAAGTGTGATTTGTGTGATAAGACAATATCTTATAATAGCAGTATTCCAATGATAAACAAAATAAACAAAAATACCATGGATATTTGCAAGGAATGTTTCAATGAATTTTTTAATAAGTCAGGTTCAAATAAATAACATGATTATCTATGACGAAGTAAGGAGTTATTATATGAATAACTATCAAAAGTATATTGTTAGGTTAGCAAAGTTAGAAATGAAAATAAATAATATAAGTTTTTATAAGGCTAAGAAAAAAGCTATGAGTGTACGTAAAAGTATAGGGGATATGCTTATTAATAAATATGGATTTAAAATAAATTAATTCGTAATTCAAAGAAACTTCGAGGTGAATATTAATGAATATAAGTGAAATGATAGCGAAACTAGAAGAAATAAAACGGGTCAATGGTGAACTAATAGTAAAATGCTTAATGATTGAATCTAGTTGGTGCACAGGTGAATTGTTATCAACCTATAGAGGAGAAATTGATAACGAGTGTTTTAAAGTGTCAGATATGGGGTGTTTATTTATAGAAAAAAATACAGAACGTTGAAACGATTAAATGAAAGAAAGAGGTTAGAGAAATGAAAATAGGAGAATTAGGGATGCATTGTGGAGAATGTACTTTAATAGAACATTGTGGAGAGCCATATTCTGACGTTTGTATATGTACTGAATCAAGATTTGAGAATGTAGAGGAAAATACATTTTTACAGCTAATAGAAACATCCCAAAGAAAAAGTAAAAAGGCAAGAATTAATGATGTTCGTAAAAAATTACTTAAAGAAGAATAGACATAATACAAATAAATGGAGATATATGAAATGAATAAATATAGAGTTGAATTTAGAACAAATAGTAAAGATTACTTTAGAAAAGATTGTAATGAAAATCAATTAGAGGAAACTAAGCAGCTTATTAAAGAGATTAAAAATGAAGAAGAAACAGGTAAATGTTACTATAAAAGATTCCCACTAGGGAAAAGTAAAAAGATATATTTTTGAATTGAATTTTATATAAACCAAAGAAGGTGAGTGTATGCGTAAACTTTCAATGATGGGATCATCTAAATACGAGTTTAATCCAGAGCAGTTTAATGAAGATGTTAAAAAGCATAGGGAAAATTATAGAAGAAAAGAAGAAAAAATCACAAAGATTTTAGAAGAATTTATAAATCAAGATACTTATCAGGATAGAAATTTTAGAATAATAACAAAGGTTTTAAAAATGCTTAAAATTAGGTATGACTTATAAATAGAGGTGAGAAAATGAAGCTTAAACATATAAGTAATATAAAGTGGATAGGTGGCAAACATGGCAAAGAAGAAAAGTACCTGGATTTAATGCCAGAGCATAAAATATTTGTAGATTGTTTCTTTGGATCCGGAGCAATACCTTTTTATAAAGAAACAGTAAACCCAGCAAAACTTACAGTAGTAAATGATATTAATGATAGATTAATAAATTATATGATGGTACTTAAAGAGGATCCGGAAAGGCTATATAAGGAATGTAGTTCATTACCCTATAGTGAGAGCTTATTTGAAAAATGGAAATGGGAAGCATGGCCGGAAGATAATTTACAAGCCGCAGTAAGATTTTATTATCTTATGAGAGTTTGTTTTGGCGGTGGAGGCCACAAATATAGAAATGGAATAGGATTGTCTAAAACTCAAAATAAGGCCAAGCAATTAATGACTGCTACAGAATTAATTCCTAAGATGGCTGAACTAATAAAAGAGTGGAATATATTAAACAGGGATTTTGAGGAAGTAATAAAATTTTATGATACAGAAGAAACATTATTTTTCTTAGATCCACCATATCATAAGCATGAAGATATGTACTTTGGAGGATTTGAAGAAAAGGACCATATAAGATTAAAGAAAAGATTAGATAAAATTAAAGGAAAAGCTATGGTTTGTTATTATAGTAGTCCATTAATAGATGAATTATATAAAGATTGGCATATAGTTGAATACAGTACGGCCAGCCAAATAAAAAATAGAACTGATGGAGAAAAGTGTCCAGTAAGAAATGAATTGATACTTATGAATTATAAACCTATAGGGTTTGAGCAATTAAGTATTGTTTAACTGAGAGGTGAGTAAAGATAATGGCCAAAATAATGATAACTATCTCTTTAACTAAATATTTAAAGGAACTAACAAAACATTGGGGACTAAAAGAAGAAATATATATAACTAAAACATATGGAGGACAAGTATGGATTAGTGTTGATGCTCCAGGAGAATTATTTAGAGAAGAAGGAGCAAATTATATAGAATTTAATGATTCAGATATGTTTATAAAATTACCTAAAGAAATACATCAACATTTTAATATAAAGTATGGAAATCATAAGACCTTAAAACAGTTGCTAGATGGAATAAAAGAGTTAGAAAAATCAAAGTAAAAATATAAAATTAAATAGGTGTAGGGATTAAACTATGCATTTCTGCACCTTGACTGTACTAGAGTATTAAAACAATGATACAAGGGAGGAATTAATCATGGAAGCATGGAGAAAGAAGTTGGACAAGTTCTTAGATGGAGATTTAAAGCTATTTGAGGAAGACTACAAGATTACTTATCCATGCGTACTTAAAAGAAATAAAAAGAGGATAAAGGCTAAAATTGATATGGATCATGGTGTTATATATAACTTAAAAGGGAAGGAAATTAGGAAGGTGAAAGCAGTATGACTAAACTAGAGATAATATTGTTTATAACTGCAGTAGTAAGCGTAGTAACCACAATGGTATTAAACAAGCAAAACAACAAATTAATGAAACATGCTAAAAATTATAAATGTAATTTAGGTAAAGTTATGTGTGGAGAAGAGTGTTGCTATAACTGTGAAGATAGATCTATATGTAGAGCAGCTTGTAATGGTAATCCATTAGTATGTGGAAATTCAAGGGAGGAATAGTTATGAATAGAGATATTAAATTTAATGTTTATGATAAAACAACAAATACTTATTATAGCAATAAAGATTATGATATTAATATATATTTGGGACGTAGAATGCTTGATATAACAGAAAAAAACAAAAATATTGATTTAATTGTATTAGATTATGAAAATGAAATAGAATGTGTGTTATTGGAATATACAGGATTAAAAGATAAGAATGGAAAAGAAATTTATGAGGGAGATATAGTAAGCATAGAAATAAAAGATAAAACAATAAAAAATAAAATTATAGCAAGTAGTAATAAAGTTGTAGAATATAAAGATTGCAAGTTTGGTGTTATATGGGGATGGCATAGAGATTTTACAGGATTAGATGGATTTTATAATACAACTTTTGAAGTTATAGGGAATGTATATGAAGACCCAAAACTATTACAGGAGGACAAGCATGAAGAAAAATAAGCTATATAGAAAATTAGAGGGTATATTATATAATTATAAAAACATACAACAGGAAATAAATAATATTAAATTAGAAATTCATTATATTAAAAATAATTTCAAAGGTTGTGGATCTGTAGGATATGAAGAGAGAACGGGACCAACATATAAAATTACTAGCCAAGTTGAAGACGAAATAATTAATAAAGAAAAAATCCTAGAAAAGTTATACAAAGAGTTAAATTACAAAGAATTGCTAATTAATAAAATTAATAATTCTCTAATTGTTTTAAGTAATAAAGAAAGGGAATTGATTAGAATCAGGTACATTGAAGGTCAAGGGAAAGTTAGTTGGCCAATAGTAGCAGAACAAACTTATTTAAGTGAAAGTAGATGTTATCAGCTTAAAGATGAAATAATTTTAAAATTAATACCTATAGTGTTCATAGGAGAACTATAGAATTACTATAGAAAAACTATAGGTATATTAAAGTAGGTTTGGCTTATAATAATAAATAGTAAAAAAGGTTAATACAGCAGGGGCTTATCGTACAAAATAAGGCAACTGCAAAAATAAAATATAATGTATTGTGTATGTACTAAAAAGGCACTTAGTTAATTCTAGGTGCTTTTTACATACCTAAAATTGATTAGGAGACTATATTCATATTAAATAAAATATGGGAGGTGGGAGGATTGAATGTAGGGAAAATAATAGAAACACAGCAACCAGGAATACATAAGCAATTAAATAAAAATAGAAAACAGAATAATAAAAGACGTAGGAGGGGTAAGAAAGAGGACCTCTCTTTTTCTGATATTATGGATTTAATGTCACATGATAGTTATTATAGGGGCAGAGGTGGAGCTGTTAAGCAAAGAACATGGGGAAAATAGATTAAGAGTATTAAGAAAGAGATAACTTAAGAGTATACATGGCTAAAAGTCACTAATCTTTAAGTAATTGAATACAATAATTATGTAAATATTGAAAAAGGAAGATGATTTTATAATGATACCTAATTATTATGCTTTATGGGATGGATACTGGAGAAGTTATCGCATTAGTAGTGAAGCAGCTGTGCAAATTGCACTACAGCAGGTTCCAGGACAGGTAGTAAGAGTTGAGTTAGATGTTGAAGATGGTATATTAGTTTACGAAGTTAGCATTAGAACCACTGCTGGAATTTATGAAGTAAAAATAAATGCTAACACAGGACAGATAATTGAAGTTGATAGGGATTTTGATTAATTAAATTGTAACAAAACATATTAATTTAACGAAGAGCTCATAAGGGCTCTTTTTTATATACAAAACAAACAAAGCAACTAGCAACGAGGTGGTGATATGGAAAATATAAGAGGACCAGATTGGCAATTAATTAAAGAAGAATATTTAAAATTAAATGGTAATGTAAAGTTAAAAGAATTTGCAGAAGAGCATGGAGTTAAATATTCTACCTTAAGATCCAGAAAGAATAGAGAAAACTGGGATTGTGAAATAAATAAAAATGTTGCAACAAAGAGTGCAACGCAACAAAAGAATGTTGCAACAGAAACTAAGAATAAAAATAATAATAAAAGAGTCTATTGCAGAAGAAGTAAAAGAGGTATTAGGGAATACTGAACTTACTAATAAGCAAAGGCTCTTTTGTGTTATATATAGTAGATGTTTAAATGCGACTAAAGCATATAAAAAGGTATATGGTTGTTCGTATGAAACAGCTATGGTTAATGGAAGTAATCTACTAAGGAATACTAAGATAAAGGAACAAATAGAGAGGCTTAATGCAGCACAATTCAATAAAGAGTTCATAAAGAAAAGTGTAATCCAAAAATATATAGATATAGCATTTGCAGATATAACTGACTATGTGGAGTTTGGACAAGAAGAAGTATCTGTTATGGGCGCCTTTGGGCCAGTGGTTGATAAAGAAACAGGAGAACCAGTAACTAAGATAGTCAATACAGTTAAATTTAAAGAATCAATTAATATAGATGGAACACTAATAAATGAAGTTAAACAAGGTAAAGATGGTGCAAGTATTAGGCTCCAGGATAAGATGAAGGCTCTACAATGGCTAAGTGATAGATTAGATCTTCTACCTACTGAAAGTAAAATAAAAATAGATAATGAAAAAGCTAAGATTCAGATGGCTCAAGAAAAATTAGACTATGAAAAAANAAAATACCAAAGATGATAAACCTATAGAAATACTAATCAAGCGAAAGGGTAAGGACTAATGGCTATAGAAAAGGAAGTTAATCCCCACTTTGAAGATTTTCTGTTTGATTGGAATACAAAGTTTTATTTTTTAGTAGGTGGTTATGGATCATCTAAGAGTTACCATGTAGCTTTAAAATTAATACTTAAACTATTAGAAGAAAAAAGAACAGCCTTAGTGGTGAGAGAAGTATATGACACTATTAGAGATTCATGCTTTTCTTTGTTTGAAGAGATTATTACAGAGATGGAACTTGATAATAGGATTAAATGTATTACTTCTCCTATGCAAATAAGATTCCCTAACGGTAGTAAGATTATATTTAAAGGTATGGATAAGCCAGCTAAATTAAAATCTATAAACAATGTATCTATAATATGGATAGAAGAATGTTCAGAAGTAAAATATGCTGGATTTAAAGAACTTTTAGGAAGGTTAAGACATCCAACACTAGAACTACACATGATACTTTCTACTAATCCAGTATCAAAGAATAACTGGTGTTACAAACATTTTTTTATGGATACTAAAAAGAAGATTTTTATTTTAGATGATAAGGAACTTTACAAAAATAGAATAATTATAAAAAACAATACTTATTATCATCATTCTCTAGCTGATGATAATTTATTTTTGCCTAAAACTTATATAGAGCAACTAGATGAATTAAAAACATATGACATTGATTTATATAGAATAGCTAGAAGAGGTAGATTTGGAGTTAATGGTAGAAAAGTATTACCACAGTTTGAAAAGAAACCTCATTATGAAGTACTTCAAGCAATTCAAAATATTAAAAATCCTATTTATAGGGTTGGTATGGACTTTGGATTTGAAACTTCATATAATGCCATAGCTAGATTAGCTATAGATGATGAGAATAAGATTTTATATATTTACTGGCAGTATTACAAGAATCAAATGACAGATGACAAAACAGCGATAGAAATAGCAGAATTTAAAAAGACACAGGAACTTATTAGAGCAGATAGTGCAGAGCCTAAGACTATTAAATATTATAAACAAGAAGGATTTAATATGAGGGGAGCTAAGAAATTCCCTGGTAGCAGACTTCAAAATACTAAAAAAGTTAAGAGGTTTAAAAAAATAATTTGTTCAGAAGATTGCCAAGATGTTATAGATGAATTAGAAGATTTAACTTATGCAGTAGATAAAGATGGTGAAATTATAGAAGATGAATTTAGTATAGATCCTCATACATTTAGTGCAATATGGTATGCATTAGATGGATATGAAGTTGCTGATATTAAAGAGAAAAAATATGATAATTCGGTATATGAAAAAGGAAAAGGAGTTGTTGCAAGAAATACAACTACTGATCCATACGGAAGGAAGGGAGGTACAGTATTTTAGTGGAAAAACAAGCAAGAACTATAAGAGATACATTATTAAAGTTACCGGATAATGAAATAGCTGAAAGAAAACGTGTATTTACTGATTACTATTATTACAAAGGAAAATCTATAGACTTAGAAAAAGCTAAACAAAATCCAGCACTATACGGTCAAAACTGGCCAGTAGATGATAATGTTGATTACAAACCTACACAGGATATTAGAAATAAGGTCAAGCCGCTTTTAAAGAAACAGGCTAGATGGATGTTTGGTAAGAAACCAACATTAATATTCAAAGCTGATGATTTAAAAGATAAAGATAAATGTGAAGAATTAAGAAAGTTTATAGAAGATGTATTTGAAAACAATAATTTCTGGAATAATACTAGAAAAGCATTCTTAGAAGCTACTATTAAAAAGAGAGTACTTCTAAGAGCAGAAGCTAATCCAGGAGAACCAATTGTAATTAAGTATGAGAGTATAGAAAATTTTTATTATAAAGAGAAGAATGGAAGGCTACTAAAAGCTATTTTTTTTGAAGAAGATGAAATGAATGTATGCAAAGAAGAAGATAAAGATAAGTTGTATTATTTACATACTTACTATTACAAAGCAGATGAATATACTAAAGCACTTCAAGCTTGGTATAAAAAAGAAACTTACAAGAATACAGATTTAATAGAAAAAATTGAATATGACACAGGATTTTCTACTATTCCATGTTGGCTTATAAGAAATGGTGGAGAACTTAATAATACTTTCGGTGAAAGTGATATTACAGATTTAAGAGATGCACAGAATCAATATAATAGAAGGAATAGTGATTTTGGGGATGCCTTGAGATTCCAGTTATTTGGCTCAGAAGCTATTATTGATGCAAATGAAGATGATGTAAATAGATTAACTATAGCTCCTAATGCAATTCATGCTATAAGGACGTCAGAAGAAGCACTAGCGGAAGGAAAGCAAGCTACTATTCAGAGACAAGAATACAATATAGGTAGTAGTTCAGCACTGGATTCTTATCTTGATAGAGCAGATAGTGATATGAAAGAAACGTTAGATATGCCTAAGATAAGTGATTTAAATAATATTCCATCAGCAAAGGCTATGATTTATTTATATAATGACTTAATTGCTAGATGTGAAGAGAAATGGAATGATTGGGAACCAGTATTTAAAGATTTGATAGAATATGTTATAGAGGTTTCAAAGCATTGCTATTGTGGCTGCTTTAAAGAAGAATGGAAAACTTTAAAATATACTACTATATTCATGCATAACTATCCATTACCTTCTGATGAAGAAGATAAGAAGAAGCTTGCACTTGATGAAGTTGAAAAAAATGCTAGATCTATTAGAAACTACATGAAAGAGTTTAGCAATGAAGAAGATATAGAAAAAGCTCTTAGTGAGGTAATAGATGAAGTATCAAGATTAAATGAGGCTAGAATGGCAGACTCTTTTCAAAAAGCCATAAATAGTGAACTAGATGAAAGTATAGATAAGACTGGTGATGAATGATGAACTTATATCAGCAGAGAATTTTAAAAGGTAGAAAGCAATTTCTAAGACTTCTACAAGATCAGGAAAAAGAATTATCAGATATTTATGAAGAGGCCAGCAAGCAAATATCATACAAGCTATCCAAGGTTAGGGCAGGAAGTTTAACTGCTAGATATTTAAATGGATTAGATAAATCAATTAATAGATATGTATTAGAATTAAGAACTAATTTAAGTAAATCTATTAAGGAGAGTATAAAAGCAAGTTCTCGGATAGCAAGTTCTGTACAGTTAAGTTATTTAGATGCAATAGTTCCTGTGCAAGATATAAAGAGTACTTTTAATAAAATGTTTACTCAGTTGCCCTCTAATATTATTAAAGAGCTTATAAGTGGTAATTACTATTCAGATGGCAAAACATTAGATCAAAGGCTTTGGAATATAACAAATAAAAACGCTAGAGACATTGATACTCTTATAAAAATTAATGTGGCTAAAGGTGTTAATGCTAGGGAATTAGCTAAAGAACTAGGCAAATATATTAATCCATATAAAAGAATTGAAGCTAAAACTTTAGAAACTGGGATGAGTAAAAATGTTTCATATCAAGCACAAAGATTATCTAGAACTTGTTTAACACATGCTAACGCTGAAACATATATACAAGGTTCAAAAATGAATCCTTTTAATATAGGATTAAAATGGAATTTAAGTCCTAGCCATTATGAAAGACAAGTAGCTAGATATGGTGAAGATATTTGTGATGAGTATGCAACACAAAACAATTATGATTTAGGCGCTGGAGTTTATCCAGCAGATAAATATCCTGTAGCACATCCTAATTGTCTTTGTTATCCTACTCAAGAAAATGTACCAGTCGAAAAGGCTAGAAATGAATTGATAGAGTGGGTTAATGGGAGAAACAATCCTAAACTAGATAAATGGCTAGAGGACTATGGTCAAGAATATGGTATAGAAATATAGGAGGTATATATGAAAGTAATATGTGATAACTGCAAAAGGGAATTTAATATGACACAGGATAGACTTAAGGAAAAGTATTTAGGAGCAATGTATACAGAAATATATTATGAATGCCCTCATTGTAATAAAAAGCATTTAGTGTGTGTTATGAATACTAAGTGTAGAAGGCTTAAAAGAAAGATTGAAATGAAAAGCTTAAGAAAATTTAAGGATACTAATGATGTGGATAAGGTTTTAGATGATAAAGATATAGATAATATTCAAAATGAGTTGAAAAAGGAGATGAATAGGATTAATGGAAAATAAATGAATTATATTGAAGCTATTTAAAAGCACTTACTAAATAAAAACAGTAGGTGCTCTTATTATGCCTAAAAATAAATCTTTGTAAAGGAATTTATAAATTAAAGTTGAAATAAAGATAATGAGGTGATGCGATATTATGGATTACTTAATTACTATTATTTCAAAATTTGAAGGGATACTAGGGGCAGTATTAGGATCAGTTGCAACTCTTATAGCAACTAATTTAATTAAAAGTTTAGGAAAAATAAAATTTTACTTTTATGATTATGAAATTAAATATTATGGAGAAAATGAAATTGGTGAAATTAGTATTATAAATGACCAATCTAAAGCTGAATATTGTAGTTATAAAGTTAGAATGCAAGTATATAACAGTTCTGAAGTTGTAAAACCATTAAAGGATTTTCAAATAGAATTTAAATCAGATGATAAAGCCATTTATAGTAAACCTAAAAATAATGGTGAAACTATAGATCATGGAGTATATTATGAATATAAAGATTTTAACTTGATAAATATTTTACCAAAGCATTTAACAGAAATTAATTTAACTGGAATGATAACTAAACAAGATATGAAATATTTTTCTAAAGTTAATGAAATATATTTCATAGCTAAAGATTATAAGAATAAGAAAATAAAACAGTTAATAAAAAAATTTTGAAAGCATTTTAAAAGATGCTTTTTATTTTTGTCTTTTTAGAATTATAGATGTTAAAGAATAATTATAAAACTCTAACGTGGTTCAGTAGCACGTTAAAAACTGCAATTAGAGATTGAGGAGGATTTGAAGTTATGGCAAATTTAAAAGAAATCATAGGAGAAGAGTTATTCAAGAAACTTCCAGAAGAAAAGCAAAAAGAATATAAAGATAAAGACTTTGAAGATGTTTCAAATGGTTCATTCATTCCCAAAACTAGATTTGACCAGGTAAATGAACAGGCTAAGGAATATAAAAAGCAAGTTGGGGAAAGAGATACTCAACTCAAGGAAGTAAAAGAACAATATAAAGATGTTGATGGGCTAAAAGAAAAAGTTGAGCAATTAGAATTAGATAATAAAACACAAAAAGAAACTTATGAGAAACAATTATCAGATATAGCTTTTAATAATGCCTTAGAAAAAGGTTTAGGGGCTTTTAATATTAAGGATAAAAGGTTAATTATGGCACTTATAGATAGAGAAAAGTTAAAAGTTGATGGGGATACAGTTATAGGTCTTAAAGAACAAATAGAACCGCTTAAACAATCACATGATTTCTTATTCGAAAAAGAAGTTAAAGGAACAGGTGCATTTAATACTGGTGGTAATAATGATCCAGAATCAAATAAAACTAATTTTGCAAGTGAATTAGGAAAGCAAAGAGCAGAAAATATGAAAGCAAAAAGTTTAACAGACTTTGCTAAATAAAAATAAAGGAGTGATGGCAAATGAGACAGTCAAGTTATACAATAGGAGCTAAACAAAATAAGCTAAGATTAATAGCTGGAGATCATTTTATTTCATTGCCTATTAAAATAAGAAAAGGTGATGTAAAACCACTTTTAGATGAAAATGAAGTACTTTTAGCAGGTACTTTAATTACTAAAGATGGTAAAAAAGTAACTTCAACTTCAAGTGAAACAGATGTATTTGGTGTTGTATATCAAGATATATCTTTCAAAGGTTCAATGTCACCAACAGAAGATAAAGATGATGCAACAGAAGTAGTGCCAGTATTTGTCCATGGTGCTTTATATGAAGATGCAGTTAAGTTTAATTCAGATGAAGCTATTAAAAAAGTTGAAATGGCAGCATTAAAACAAATAATTTTTGGAGAGTAAGGAGGATTTATATATGCCTAATTTAAGAGATTATATTAATTCAAAAAACATAGCTCTTTATATTAAAGAGCTACCAGTAGAACAAACAATAGATAAAGCTCTATTTCCTGATAAAAAAGTTAGTGGTACAAAGTTAGAAATGGCTAAAGGTGCTAAAAAGAAGCCAATAGCTCTAAAAATGAGTACTTTTGATGCAAATACAAAAATGAGAGCATTAAGTGCTGATTTAAATGTAAAGTCAACTGAAATACCATTCTTCAAAGAAGGTATGGGGATAGATGAAACAACTAGAAGAGATCTACAAAATGCAATAGGAGCAAATAATGAGAATTTTGTAAATGCATTATTAGGACAGGTGTTTGAGAACTATTCTAATTTAATAGATGGAGCAAATATAATTTCAAAGAAAATGAGATCATCAGTAATTCAAAATGGATTATTAAATTTCACTTCGGATGATGGAGATATTGTAGTAGATTATGGAGTACCATCTAATCATAGAGAGGTGCTAACAGGTACAGATAAGTGGGCAAATCCTGATGCTGATATTATAGGAGATATTAAAGCATGGCAGAAAGCTATTACAAATGACCAATATGCAAAGCCTAAAACATTATTGCTAACAGAAAATACCTTTGATAGTACATTCTTAGTTAATAAAGCTATTACTAATCATATTAAAAATAGTAATTTAAATACTTCACTAATATTAAGTCAAGCAAATTATATTCAATTTGTTAAAGAGGTACTTCAATTAACAGTTGTATTTTTAGAAGATGCTACTTATATTCCATATGAGGGTGCTGATCCAGTTCCATACTATGCAGATGGCAAAATAACACTTATGAGTGGAACAACTTTGGGTAATACCGTTTATGGTACAACTCCAGAAGAATTTGATAAACAATCAGGTTCATCTAAACTGGATACTTATATGGTTGACACAGGAATTGCAGTTACAACTATGGTTAAAGAGGATCCAGTTACAGTAGATACAAAAGTATCAGTTATGCCTATTGTAAGTTTTGATAGGGCAGATGAAGTATTCTTTGCAACAGTATATTAATTAGAGTAGTCAATATGGCTGCTCTTTAGTTTTATATAAGAAAGGAGATTTTTAGTATGGCAAAGTCGAAAGAAGAAAATATAGATGCCATGGAAGAGGGAAAGGTAAAAGAAAAAACTTTTAAAGCTAAAGCAAAGCAATATATAAAATATGAAGGTAAACATATTAAAGCTGATGAAGAGTTTGAAGTTAAAAAATGTGACTTAGAGGAGTTAAAAAAATATGCTAAAATAGAAATACCAAAAGAAAATGATGGTGAATAAGTATGACCACACCTATTGAATTGTTAAAATTTAATTTGCAGGAAAGACAATATCCTTATTTTGAGGGTGCTGAACTTCAAATATTACTAGAAAACAATGAAAATGATGTACTTAAATCTAGTTGGAAAGGATGTTTATTAAAAGCTACTGCTGATGATGGAACGAATCTTGGACCTCTTAGAACCGAAAGCAATAGAGAATATTGGTTAGGACTTGCAGAACAATATAAAATTGATTATGAAAGAAGCTTATCAGGTAACAAGAATAGAATTGGTTATAAAACATCAATGAAAAGGGTTGATGGTCAATGAATGAAGAAAAGATAAAATTGCAAGCTAAGAGAAGTATATCAAAAAGGCCAACAAGTATAATTCTTATGAGGGATATAAAGGCAAGTAACGGTATGAGAGGTGGCACAGAAAAGCCAGATAAAGTAGCTAAGTTGGACATATTTCTTGATGATACTAAACATAATTTACTCTTGGATAATGTAAAAGAAGCTGGAATTGCTAAAAGAACTAGAGGTATCTCAATGTTTGCAGTAACTGAAGGTATAGAAATAAAAGAGGGAGATCACTTTGAAGCTAACGGTTATAAATATAGAGTAATTTATCCAGGAATGATTATTAAGGATGTCTATAATAGCGATCTGGAAGTGATTAAGAATGGCTGATGGTTGCAATTTAAATATGAATGGATTAGATGAAGCTATAGAAAAGTTAAAAGAATTTACCCCAAAGCTTAAAGCGGCTCTTGCACTAGATGCTCAAAACATAGCAATGGATATGGAAAGATGGGCTAAAGAAAATGTAGTATGGACAGATAGAACAGCTCATGCAAGATTATTTTTAACATCTACTGTAAAATGGACAAATACAAATACATTAATGGTTGCATTAAGCCATCAAGTAGACTATGGCATTTACTTAGAGCTATGCAATGAAGGTAAATATGCTATTTTAGAAAGAGCAATACAAGAGTTTGCTCCACAATTCATGGAAGGTTGGAAGAAAATAGTCCAATCAGCAGGAGTGATCTAATGACAAGAAAAGAAATATTTGATTTAATAGATCCTTTATATCCTTGTTATGCAATAGGGGAACATGAAGGAGAGTGTACAGAGCCTTATATAGTTTTAAAATTTGAAAATCAATTATCAAGCATGAATAACAGTCAATGTGGTTGGCAGTTTGTTCATGTTTTTTATATTGCCCCATTGGAGATATAACAATGCTTGATGAAATGTGTATTAAAGCACAAGAAACTCTTAAAGAAAAGCTAGAATTTACAGGTGATATTACACCAGAACTTATAGAAAATGAAAAGAAAGCTTATTTTAGAAGATTAAAATACAGAATACCAAAGGAGGTAATTTAAAATATGAGCACAACAGGAGAAATTTTATATAATGTTAAAAAAGTTATTCTAACACCGCTGGATAAATTAACAGGCTTACCAGCAACTGATATGGACAAAATAAATATAAAATGTGACAGTGAAATAGAAATAGATCCAGAAATAAGTCAGGGTCAGGAAAAACAACTAAGGGATGACGAAAGAATATTAGCTACTGCGGGCACACCAGACTTATTGTATGGTTATAAATTAAAACTTAAGAATACAACTCTTGAATTGGCTGTAGCAGCTCTTATTGAAGGTGGAATAATTCGTTATGATAAAGATGATTCTACAAAAATTATAGGGTATGATACACCAATGCTTTCAGAAGGTTCTAAAATAAAACCTTTTATGGCAGAAATATATGCAGAAAATTATGAAGGAGAAGATGTAAAAAATTATGCTAAAATAACATTCAATAAATGTACAGGAAAAGCATTTAAGATGTCTCTTAAAAAAGATTTCTATGCTCCAGAATTTGAAATCAAGTGTAGAGAAAACACTAAAGCTAAATTGCCTATAAAATCTATAGAATTTGTTGATTTATTACCACAAGACATAGAAGAGGGTAAAAAAGAATCCAATTCTATAGATACTCAAGAACCTTAAAAAAGAGGGCTATGATAAGCTCTCTTTTTAATTTAAATTTTAGGAGGAATTAGTATGGCAGTAACAAATATAGAGGAATTAAAGGCCAAAAAATATATAGAAGTAGAATTACCTGGATGGGATGTAGAAGATACATTTACAGTTAAATTACAAAGAGTTAATTTATTAGATTTAGCAGCTAAAGGTAAGATACCCAATCCACTTATGGGACCTGTAATAGATCTATTCCAAGGTAAGGGACCAGGAGGAAAAGATGGAGATAGTTTAAAAACTGTTAATGAGCTTGCTGAATTATTTTGTGAAACAACAATGGTTGAGCCAACATTTAAAGAAGTTCAAGAAGCTATAGGAATGACAGATGAACAAAAAATAATAATATATAATTTTGCAGTGCACGGGGTGCAAACCTTGGAGCCATTTCGTAAAAAGTCAAAAGATAATAAGTCTAATGACAATGGTGAAGATGTATCACAAGACACCGAGCGAGATACTAAAGATTAAAGATGAGTATGCAGCTTACTGCATTGATGAGGTTATGACGGAGTTTATATATAGAATAGAAAATGGAGAAAAACCACGATTTGAAATTAAAAATAAAGATAGAAAAGATAACCCAGGATTAAAGATGCTTTTAGGGTAA